TGCGCGATGGTCTCAAGGCTACTGAGGACGCCGGTGGCTGGCCTATCATTTATACAGGCAACTGGTTCTGGAACTGGTGGAGGTCAGACCTAGGCCGTGCACCTGACTTCTCTAATCAGCCTTCATGGATAGCAGTCTACAATGGAAGGCCGGACCTCAATGTAGTGCCTGCACCTGGATTGGGGACCATGCGTATCCACCAGTACAGAGGCAGCACCCAGGCCTACGGAACCACCGTAGACTTCAACGTAGCGCACAAAGGATGGATGGACCTAGCAAGACAGAGGTTCTCCAAACCTGCTCCTACACCAGTACCAACACCAAAGCCTAGTCCAATAGAGGAGGACATCATGGGAAAAATCGCGGACTCAATGAAGGCCACAGGCCTTGAGATTGAGCGCCAGATGGCCGCTGCCACTAAAGGTGCGAAGGGTGACAGAGGAGCTACTGGTGCTACAGGCCCTATGGGGCCAGCAGGAGGAGGCACTCCGGCTCCCTCACCAGCACCGACGGGGAAGACGCACACTGTTGTACCTGGCGATAGCCTGGGTGCAGTCGCCCTGAAGTACAAGAGTGGCTGGCCTTCAGGAATGAACCTATGGGGCCTCGATGGAGCTGCGGCGAAGCTCGCCAGCTACAACGGTATCGACGTGAACGGTACTCTCCATAAAGGACAGGTTCTGAGGATTCCCTGGTAGCTCTGCTACCAGCTTCATCCAGCCTGGCATGGTGCTGGTAATTCCTTAGTGGACTCACTGTCTATTATAGGCTGGTCGTTTGCAGGGCTGTTCGCATTTGGAGCCATAGCCTTCCTAATCTGGATGGCCTACTTCAACTCCAATAAGGACTGACCGGAGCATTAAACGGAGTGTGAATCTCAGGGCAGATGTGGGCTAGTTCAGGTGGTAGCTCAACCCTTCCTTCTATGAGCACCGAGTCATGCACCTGCAAGGCCTGGTCCATGCCCAGCTTCTCTAACTCCAGCATTATCCTCTTAATGATCTCCGCTGCTCCACTCTGGGTAGGGTAGCAGATGCGGCAGTTGACCTTATGCTTCCAAGTGGTGTAGATTTCGTTAGGCAACCTACACCTTCTGCCATATAGGTTCTCTATCCAATCCTCACCCTCCTCCTGGCTCTTCATCCACTGATGAGCTACTGGGTAGGTCTCCCTCCAGGTGTTGTCATGTGCTCTGCACACTTCCTCTGGTAGCTTGGTGTAGGCAGCTAGGGACCTGATGACCGCATAGAATATCTTGGCGAAGTTGAAGACCTTAGCCCTTCTCCTCATCTGCTTGTCCTTGGGGTCAGTGCCAGGCCAGAGAGCCTCCTGCGTAGTGGCGTGTATGTCTGAGCCATCCTTGTAGGCTTGTAACATCACGGGGTCCTTAGTGATGTAGGCGAACAGCCTTAGCTCAATCTGGCTCAGGTCAAAGTCCGTCCATAGTCCCGTGTCAGGAGCGAAGATTTCCCTGATGCGCTCGGGTATGTTCTGTAGGTGGAAGTCGTAGGCACTGAGCCTAGCTGTACTAAGGTCCATACGGTAGTGATTGTAGACCCTTGCTAGGATGTGGGCCACTCTCTCCTCATCGAAGCCCATCCAAGGCTCCAGGAAGTTATTTTTCAGAGTACTATACTCACGGAACTTGAGGACCGTCACAGCCAGAGGGTCGGTGAGTTGGCTGAGTATGGCTTCACCTGTGGCCAGTTGCTTCTTGGACTTGGTGAAGGGCAGGATGTTGCCTCTGTTCGCCAGTCCTATGCCTACCTGCTGAGGACTAGCAGGGTTGAAGCCCTCGTCTAGGCAGATGTCCTCCATCTGTAGCCTGGCACTGCTAGTCCTCTTGTACCAGTCCTCCACCAGATCGGTCCTCAGAGCGATGCCACGCCTTGACATACACATGAGGAGAGGCACTAGCTTCATATCTACCTGGTAGCAGTCCTTCATGGCCTGGGTCACGGTGTAGCTGGTAGGCTCTAAGGGGTCACAGCCGTCATACCAGTTGGGCTCGTAGCTCCAAGTGTGAGCATCGGCACTCCACCATGTAGGTCCGCCCATCTTGTCATACACGCGGTAGGTGGCAAGGCAGTCATCCATGCACTTCCTTGCTACCTCCGCTGTCTCCAGGTCTAGCATATTCTGGCGCTCAGGCAGGATGTCCTCAATGGTATCTATCTTGAAGCCTGCATAGGCTCTAGACATATCAGCCAGGGTCCTAGAGGATAAGGCTTGTATGTGAGACATAGTGGAGATGTCGGCCAGTCGTCCGTGGCCTAGCCAGCTCGGCAGACGCGCCTCCTGCACGATAGCATCTAGCCAGGCTCCTCCACCCTGCTCCCCATCAGCCCGGTACTCTGTCATAGCGTACAAGTCGTACAGCGCGTTACAGAACGCTTTAACAGAAGGGGATGAGAGCAGTTTCCAGCACAGATCAAGATACCTAGACTCATCAGGTAGTATCGGGAAGTAGACGGCTTCCCTGGCATTGAGTCCTATGCCTATGCCAATGCAGGTGCGGTCCTTCAGGGAGATGGTCTCGGTGTCAATGGATATGACAAGTGGAGACTCGGACTTGAGGCGCTCTACAAGCTGCTCCTCGTTGTAGTCGTGGGGGCCGATGTAGGCTATGTTAAACAAGGACTACTGCCTCACCGTCCCACTTGTACTCCGGCTTGTAGTTGCAGTCGGGACACGCCACCTCCTCATGGTCCCACTCGGCATACTCTATGTTCAGGATGTCTTCACCTTTCGTGAGCTCCTCTTGGTAGATGCGATAGAACCATAACGTTTCGCCACACTTGGGGCAAGGTACGTTACCCTCGTCCTCTGGGTCAGGCATCACGTTCCAACTTAAATGCCGTGAGGTACATGGCCAGTTCTAGCACCCTGTCGATGGCCTCATCGTGGGTTACAAAGAAGGGAGCCTCATACTTGCGCTCCTCCAATCTCTCCTTGAGTTTGTCTACTACGGTTCGGCGCTTCAAGGATGTCACTGCCTTACTACCTTTCCATATGTGGCGTTGTTCTTCTCGAACCTTTTCTTGTCGGTGATAAGAACATCATAGTCTGCGACCTTGAACTGTAGGAAACCATGGGCTTGTAGCACACTCCTAAATGTGCCAGGCATGAAGGAGATCAGTTCGTGCAGGAGCTTGACCATGTTCTCCGCGTCACACCAGGCCATGATCTCGTGAGGAGTCTTAGTGGGTGGTAGACTACAGGCTTGCTGCTTTGTTGGAGGCACTCCACCTGGGAAGACCTCAGCCTTACGCTTACGAGCCTTCTTGGTCATCCAGCTTCTCCACTAGGAAGACCAGCACTGTGGGTGCGCCATGTTCCACCACCCTCACTCCTACTATCTTCTCGTCAGCGTCAATTCGATAAGGCCCCTGGAGGTACTTCCTAACGAGAGTCTCCTCTAGTGCAACCTCTCGCTGTCCTTGTCTAAGTGCCATCATGCCTTCTCTCCTTGCATTAGCTGGGACATAGTTTCCCTGTGGTGGTCCTCACCTAGCTTTATGATTTCGTCCCAGCTAAAGCCTAGCTGGTTCGTTAGTAGCCTTAGCTGCAACGTTATATCTGCGGCCGCTAATTTGGCCTCGGCACGGTAGGCGCTTTTGGTCCTTTCGTCACGTCGTTCACTATCCTCGCAGAAGGCTATACGGTATACTGCCCTTGAGAGGTCTCCAACCTCATAGCTAAGACAGAGTGCCATGTGGTCCTTGCTAAAGAATGTACCTTGCGCTATCTGCGCCCTCCGCCTGATTTCGACTATATCCTCCATCTACTTCTTCCTTCCGAAGATGAGTACATCCTCATCCTCTACTACCTTGAAACCTTTGGACTTCATCAACTTTTGCTGGGCTATCCCTGGTGGCTTCCACTTGAACCACTCCAGCAACTCCAGTCCGGCCCTATTCGCCTGCTTTATGATGCCAGTCGAGAGGAATTGCCTGACGCCTGCCTTCATGGCGTCCTTCACGATGAAGGCGACCTTAGCTTCGGGTGTCAGCCTAGTCACCATGCGTTGGTATACCAGGCCCATCGCCTGCTTGAAGTAGAACGGGTTGAGGCGGCCGAGGTTCTGAGAGGAGGCATCCTTACCTGTGTACTGGGACAGGGCTCCAGCCTTGGCTGATCGTCCAATGCCCTCCTTTAGTCCGGTCTGCCCACTAAGCAGGGAAGAGTAGGGAGGGCTGGTTATAACCGCATCGCAGAGGAAGTCCAGGTCTTGCAACTTCTGCCGACAGTCTCCTTCCTTTATGAAGACACGTCCTGGCCCCTTGACCTCACCTATCACAGGTAGCTGCACTCCCTCCTTCCACATTGTCTCTGTCTCCTCAAGGAGGCTGATGAAGTGTGGCTCGATCTCTATTAGGACAACGTTGCGTCCGTAGAGAGCGGCTATCAGTAGCGTGCCTGTGCCACCGAAGGGGTCCAGTATGGTGTCCCCTGGCTCAGTCAGGTACTTGATTAGCTCCTCGACAAGGTACATATTGGCCTTAGCAGGATGCTCAAAGACTCGGTCCGGGAACAGCTTCCTGCGCCATTCCACGTCTCTAGGAAAGAGGATGAGGTCCATCTTCCCTTCATGCACCCGTTCGTACTGCTCGGCAAACACCTTAGGCATTACCACGTCCTTCCCTTGATGTAGTGTCCTCCATCCTGCTCAGAGAACCACATTAGTAGCTTGAGGCGTCCATAGACATATGGACTAGGCCACAGATAGAACCATTTGGATGTTATCATACGTCTGGCCTTCCTACTCCTCTCAGAAACTTAATGGCTACAGCCTTGCCCACTCCCTCCACAGACGCCAGCATTTCAGGAGTGGCGGTGGCTACATTGTACACGGTGCCGAACCTCTTGATGAGAGCCTCAGCCCTGACTGCTCCTATCCCCAAGTGTCCTCCCATGCCCATGAGCCGTTGAACCATGGGATTGGGATGGAAGGTGATGTCCTTGAGATAGCGATGGAAGGTGTTGTGGCCCTCCTTCTGATCGGCCTTGTAGAAGGAGGCCAGCATATTCAAGGTGGACCCGTAGGTGGGAGTCTGGTACACCTCTATGTACTTGCCCACTTCGTAGAGCCAGGCATATACTCCTTTCATCGGGCCTAGGAAGTAGGACTTCCCCGCATAGAACAGATGACGCTTACCCTTGGTGGTCTCCTTGAATATAGTGGTGCCTGTAGGACTAGGCACTGCCACGCCTTCCACTATCAGTATGAGCCTGACACTGGGATGGGCGCTTAGTTGCCTACGCAACTGGTCCTCTATGCTGTCTAGTCCTCCCAGTAACTCGTACCAGGTCTTGCGCTCCACCTGCTGCCTGCCGTCTACACCTGTCCACAGGTAGTCAGCATAGCCATCGCTGTTGAGAGGTTGGACTGCACAGGGTATGACGGGTGACAGTGTAGGGAGGGCCTCGGCGGGCTCATGTACGTCTATGCCGAATAGCTCGCCACTAACCACTGGCTTTGTCCTCCATCCACTTAATCTTCCAGACGTGACTACCTTTCTCCTTGCACCCAGGTGCCAGGCAGTCACAATCATCACAGTACCAGCGGCCTATAGGATTCTCTATCTCAGGAGGTGGTGGGCCTATGAAGAGGCTATCGCGGTGATGTGCCACTGCCTTTACCTTCCATGAAGTCAAGTAGTTCCTCATGGCATATGCGGATTACACCTTCGCTAGGTCTACTACACTTTAGCTTGCCAGGCTTAGCCGTGGTGCCTATATACTTCTGCATTGTGGTGTAGTGGACCTTGATAAAGTCCGCGGCCTCCTTGACGGTGAGCCAGGTGCAGGACATCAGAACCACCTCCCTTCCCAGGATTGCACGGCCCTTAACGCTTCACAGTCCTCTCTATGATGGTTGGGACCGACTAGCGCCATTAGACTGACGCAGCACGGCAGCTCGACAATCGTAACCTTAGCAAGGTACGCAGTCCTTATGAACCCACTGTTGCCAGAGCTATGGACTGTCCTGATAGGGTTGTCCCAGTAACTCCTTGGTATGGTTGCAAGGAAGTCCTCAATCCCCATCGTGGTTCCTCCTATCTACTTCTATCCTATCCCCTGTCCCCATCGCAACCAGGTTAGCTATGGAGTCCCAGGTGGGATTGGCAAGCACGGTGCCCTCCATTGCCAGGCTATAGCCACACTTCTTCAACTCTCCCTTGATCTCCTTGTTCTCCTTGGTAGTGAGTATGGCTATGTCCACGAAGCGGTGAGTCTGGGCTAGACCTTCCAATATCTTCTTGCCGGTTAGGACTTGTGTTTCCCTACCTCGATCATCTGTAGGTCCTGGCACACGCTCATCCGTCAAGTGGTGAGTAGCGACTAGGTTCTTGGGTCTACCATCAGCCTGCTTGACACCTGCTCCAGTGGTATAGATGTCCCTGACGGCATCGTTGATCTTACCGTACTCTATCTGCTGTAGTTGCTCACGAGGTTTCAGGAAGCCCCCCTTGCCATCAGGTGCGGGACTACCATCAGCTAGGTAGGCGGAGTTCTGGAGCACCTCCAGGTGGGAGCTCGCCTTGCACCTCCTAGCTATCGTCATGGTGTCCACTACTATAGTGGATATGGCAGGGTCAGAGAAGGCAGCAGCCATGAGGTTGATAGAGTAGAGCCACAGCTTAGTGTTACCTACCAGTCTCATGGAGTCCAGTTGGATAGGGCTCGGTAGCTCGAAGATGGTGATATCGTGGCCATGCCACGCGGGCTCGTCGGTGCTTACACCCGATTCCTTAGCTACCTGTGGTTGGTAGGGCACAACGACTATATCGAGGTCTTTGAACAACTCCTCGTACTTACCTCCTTTGATCGCCCGCTCTATACCCATATCATAGGCAAAACCCACTATGGGCAGCGGAGCGGAATAGGCTAGTGTGGTCTTGCCGGTTGCCTCATCACCTTCAATTGAGAGTAACATCGAGTCCTTCCTCCTTTAGCTTATTAATCAGGAACATGGCAAATATGTGATAGCCCGACATATCACCAGTAGACTCTCCTAGACGACCAGCTAGACGGTTCTTCTCGTCTATGCTACCACTTAGTACCCTTGCCGCAATGTTGGGTGAAATGTTGGCCAGAGCTAACCCGCACTCAAAGCCTATGGAGAATACACCCCCAGGTGGAATCTCGGGCCTCTCAATCAACTTGTCGAATCCTGTGGCTACAAGGGTATACCCTATGCTAGCGTTCATGGGTAGATCGGTCTGCATTACTTCCCCCCTGCCACCAGCACTCTGAGCCGGCGTCGTATCTCACGGTGCAGC